CAGTATTTCTGTTTGCAAGTTGATCGGTAATAGTTTGAATTTCCGATTCCAAATCTCTGATCTGTCGTTGACAGCCAGCGATCTGAGTATTGTTTTTAGAAATGCCATGCGTTAGTGTAGTAATCTCCTTAGATAAAGTTGTAAAATGACGCTCTCGCTCTTCTTCCTCTTTAATTGCCACCTCTAGTTCTTTATAACCAGATTGCAACTCCTTTGCTTTAGTTTGAGCATCTTCAATCCTATTTATTCTGAACTCTTCCTCGATTGGTTGAGTACATGTCGGACATGTTACATTCTGTGTAAAAAATTTATGTTCCTTAGTAATAGTTGATACTTTGTTAGAAATCTTACCTTTCAGATTACCAAGTGTACGAAGTTTCTCGGTTGCTCCAGTGTAGGAATTCAATACTTTATTAAGATCATCAAGTTCCTCTACGATCTTAATATTTTCATTCATAAATTTATTTTCTTCATCCAAAAGACTCCGAATCTTTAGTTCCTTATCCTCAATATTTTTCTTTCCGCGATTCTCTAGTTCTTCAATAAAGTTCTTCTGTATATCGACTTTCTCATTGAGAGATTCTTTCTTGAGATCAAGAACCTTTACTTCATCCCTCAGACTACGAATCCTGTCCTTGAGTACATTGTTCATCGTAGAGAAAATACGAATGTCCAATAGATCTTCAATCACATCCCTACGATTCTGTGCAGAGAGTTGCATGAAAGGAACAAAGGTACTACTACCCAGAATTACAATCTGAGTAAAAGACTTATAGTTCATCTTCAGAACATTCTGTTCCAACCACTTCTGTTGTTCAACAGCCGCTGCCTTTTGATCAAGAACTTCTCCGTTTCTCCAAATCTCAAATACGTTTGGTTTGATTCCCCGAACGACTTTCCAATTTACAGATCCGATAGAAAACTCAACTTCTACATTACAATCTTTTTCATTTATAGAGTTGACAAGTTGAGGTTTATTAATTTTACGAAATGGTTTTCCATACAAAGCAAAGCACAATGCATCCAACACAGTGCTTTTACCTGCTCCATTAGTTCCTACAATCAAAGTTGTGAAATTTGTATTTAATGTAAGTTCAGTAAAATGATTCCCGGTAGAAAGAAAGTTCCTCCAACGAATCTTTTCAAATGTAATCATGTTTGGTATTAGGTGGAATCACAACGTCATTAGGTGTTATCACAACATATGGATAATCATGAATATCACATGTTCTAATCATCATCTCATCGTCAACTTCAATGATGTGCATCTCTGGAGATCCATCATCCTCTAACATCATAGCATATCTTACCGCATCGTCTTCTTCTTCAAAGATGTACAAGATCTGCTCACCAGTCTCATCTTTGACTGAATAAGCACCTTCTTTTTCTTTTCCATTCACTGTTAAGATGTACATCCTATCCTACACTAATTCACATGCCTCTTGATAAACTTCATTAATCAGTTTTTGAACGAGTGCTTTGTCCAGATCAATTTCTGCTTCTTGGATATATCTATTCAAGATAGAAAGAGTATCTTCCGACTCAAATGCTTCAAATCCTTCATCATCAATAACTTCAAAGTTTTCTACAACTTTCAAGTCTGCAACATTTGCTGCATAGAGTTTATCAACAAACTTTTCAAACTCTTTAGAATCAGATTTCTTACGAACAATTACTTTTACAATCTTATCAGAGTAATCACTTACATCAAACATTTGATGGGGAGTGTCCTCATAATAGATGTTGTAAAACATCCTATAAGGGTTGTCTATGTGATAATGTCCCAGAGTTTCTGTATCAAAGATCGCGAATCCTCTCCGATCACCGACATCGTTCCAGAACATCTCATACGGATTTCCTAGGTAGAAGATCCGTCCATCATCCGATCTAATGTGATAGTGACCGCTGAAGACATGGGAGAACTTCTCAAATAATTTGCTCGACATACCATGATCCATGATGCAGCCTCGATGAGCTCTAAATCCTGTGAGTTCAAGGTGCCCCATCGCGCAGTCGCAATCTGAACTTTGAATAAGTTTAACAGTTTTTTCTTCATTATCCTTATTGATCCATGGAATAAAAAGAACGTTCAGATTATTTAGTTTAACTTCTTCCGCTTCAGAATAGGTGATAACATTGTCATACTCACGAAGAAGTAAATCAACAGCATTTACTTCATTAGTGTTCTTGTAGTAAGCAGTGTGATTTCCAACAATAGTATGAACAGTAATACCTAAACTTTGTAGACGATCATAGTAATTGTTCTTTGCCCAAGATAGTGCAGAAAAATCAATACCCTTGCGACTATCAAAGGTATCTCCCATATCTACAATCGTTGTGATACCACTCTCTTCCAAATAAGGAAAAAAAATATCATTGTAAAATTTTAGAAAATAATCGTGAAACAGTTTGGAGTTCTTACGAGCACCAAAGTGCTGATCCGTGATTAAGCCAATACGCATAATAACTCTTACAACACTTAGGAGCAGTCATTCATCAATTATAACGAAGTTTAGAGTGAACAGCATCTTTGATGCTATTGTAGTCGCTGTAGTTCGATCCGTCAAGAGTATTGTTGTCATCGAAGACTTCACTATACCCTGACTTTTCAATAATCTTGTTTTTGATTTCTAGTTGCTTCTTTTCTCTTTGAATCCTGCGGAGAAACGCATAATGAATGATCTGCGTAAAGTAAGCAAAAGGATTTTGGGATTTCTCAGGATTAAAATTATGTATGTACTGAACGCAATTTTCGATTCCATCAGAGATCATATCCTCCTTAAACATATAATTTACAAAGTTTGGTTTGAAAGATAGGTGATTAGCAATCTTTAAAAAACACTCCCCAATGTAGCGTGGAATGGGAGGTTTTGTGTCCCATCGTGTAGCACGATCAGCCTTCTCAGGTTCTCTTCCAAATTTCTTGATGAAACTAATTTCAACATTATCCCGATACTCAACGAGAGCAGCAAGAAACTCTTTGTTGTTGACGTAGTGTTCTGATCTTTTTCTCTTCGTCATACTAGGGGTAATCATAAAAATATCTCATCATTATCTATGAATTATACCATTTTTGCAAATACTTGACAAGTTCTCAAATCATCAGTAGAATATCTTTGTTGCCTTTGATGGAAAGGCTTTAGCTACTATGAATTCTTAAAGATCTTTTCTAAGAGATCCTTAGTATCATTTACTTTACCTAAGTAACCCATCTTCCTATTCAGTTCAGGAGATCCTTTGGATGTTTTGTCACTAGAAATAACATAATTTTGATACATAAAGATCATTTCAATATCTGAAGATTCAGACATGGTAAGAACATCATTCATATTAATGATGAACATGTCTTCAGAAGTTGATTTTAACCATGGTTCAAACTTATATCCCATAGGAGATCCTCTTTTAGATTTAATAAGTGACATCATAATTGGATTAGATACAAGTAACACTATTCTATCTTCTTCTTCAGAAGCTGCTACTTTACAAAAGATCTCATCTCCACATTTTAATTTAATTGTTGCGTAAAAATCGTCTTCTATCATTGGTTAATTTTTTTTACTACGTAGTTTCCTATAGCCAATGTATCAACTTGAAGATTTAAGAATGTTTCAATAGCGTCTTTTGGTGTTTCTACAATTGGTTGTCCGTTATCATTAAAAGATGTGTTTAATATCACCGGTGAATCTGTTAGTTTTAGATATGCCTCTAACAAAGAGTTTACTTGAGGATGAAGATCTTTGTTTACGGTTTGGATTCTGCAGGTTTGATCTTCATGACATATTGCTTCAATACTATTTATTTTTTCTTTTTTTATCGTTTGAGAAAATAGCATATATGGCGACTTAAATCCTTCTTCAAAGTATTCTTCAACACAGTTTTCTAAAATAATTCCAGCAAATGGCCTCCAGTATTCTCTATGTTTGACTTTTGAATTGAGAACATCTTTGTTCTCTTTTGGTTGAGCATTCATAAACAGAGATCTAGAACCTAATGCTCTAGGGCCATGTTCCGATTTATTTTGAAACCAACCAACAATCTTATTGTCTCTTAGATCTTTAGATATTTCATCACATAGATCACTGAAAGAATCATATTTTTTGTATTTAATACCCTGTTCATTTAAAGTATCTTGAATTTGTTCATCTGTATATTCAACTCCAAGAGTTGCTAGATTTTTTGGAAGAATAATCTTTTCATCATTCATATATGCACCGTAGAGTGCAGCACCTAAATGTAATCCACAATCACTTGGAAATGGAGGAATGTGAATATGTTTGGCAATACCCTCCTTTACAATTTTTGTATTAGCAAGAATGTTTAAAAATATACCTCCACTTAGGCAAAGGTTGTCCTCAAGATATCCTTTATCTTTCAATAACTTCAGATAAGTGAGTAAACCTTTTTCAAAACTATCTTGAAGAAAATACGCTCTATCATCTGCTTCCAACAAATCAAAAACTTCATGATGCTTTCCATCATCTGGATGAGATCTCATTTGAACTTCTGGTGTTGTTGAATCATTAACATCAAAATCATTTACATCATATTTTGGTTTTCCATAAGCAGCAAGTCCCATAATTTTTCCACAATAAGTATCTCTATATTCTGGATTACATAACCAAATTTGTTTT